GATACCTTGGTGCTAGATACACAATTGCTGGTACTTTTAACGCTGGTAAAGTTACTGCTGATATAGTAGAAACAATCGGTGACGGTAGAAAGTTCTATGCTTCTGGCTTTACCGTAGCTTAAAATTAAGAATGACTTATGCCTATTTACAAAGCTAAAATCAAGTGTTTCGTTGGTCAATCATTACGAGAACCTGACGAAGAGTTTGAGTATAACGGAGAATTTTGCAAGCATCTTGAATTAGTTAGTGGTTCTGAACCTCAGACACCTGTAGCGTCTACTACACCTGTGGAAGCTGAAGTAAAGACTACTAATTTAGAATTGATGACTAAAGCAGAACTTGAAGTTTATGGTCGATCTATCGGTATTGAACTTGATAGAAGACAAACAAAAGATACTTTAATCAAACAACTTGAAGCAGCTAATAAATAGGTTAAGTCTTCTTATTTATTTACAAGGGGGCTAGTGGTAATACTACTGACCTCCTATTTTTTTAGGAGATGTAATGGCAACTGAAATAGATATTTGCAACCTTGCCTTGGCATATTTAGGTGATGATGCAACTATTGCTTCGATAAAACCACCAGAAGGATCTGCACAAGCGGAACACGCTGCAAGATTTTATCCTATAGCAAGAAACACTTTGCTAGAATCACACACTTGGAATTTCGCTGCAAAACGTGCAAGTTTGGCAACTACAACAAATACTCTTACTCAATGGGATTATGCATATGTAGCACCTGCTGACATGATGACACCTGTTGCAATAATATCGCCAACTTCACAAAACGACTATGCTACAAGAATGTCATCTGGCGATACACCCGGTGGTATTACATCTAATTATTCTCCGACAATAGCAGCAGGGCAATATACCCCACAACAATTTGCAGTAGAAGGAATTTATATTTATAGCAATCAAGAAAATGCTATGTTGCGATATCAATCATTAGTAACTGATTCAACACAATTTTCGCCATTATTTATTGTTACTTTGTCTTGGCATTTAGCGTCTATGTTGGCAGGGCCAATGATAAAAGGTGATCAAGGTATGGCACAAGCAAAAAAATGTACTGAAATGATGCGTAATTATTTGGCAAGTGCAAAACAACAAGACAATTCACATAGAGATATAACGGTAGAACATATTGTACCTTGGACATCTGGGAGGTAATTAATGCCAAATACAAGAACTTTTCTTAAATCATTTTCTAGTGGTGAAATATCACCAGAAATGGCAGGTCGTATTGATGACAGTAAATATCAACAAGGTGCAGCCACAATGCGTAATTTTATTGCACAACCACAAGGGCCAGCAGAAAACAGACCGGGATTATTTTTTGTAAAAGAAGTAAAAGATTCTACAAAACAAACCAGATTAATACCATTTAGATTTAATGTGTCGCAGACAATGGTTATAGAAATGGGTAATGAATATTTTAGATTTCATACGTTAGGTGCAACTTTACAATATACAGATGGGTCAGCATGGAGCAGTAGTACTAATTATTCTATAGGTGATATAGCAAAACATAACAACGTAAATTATTACGCAAAAACAGCACATTCAAACAGCACACCACCAAACTCTACAAACTGGTATGCATTGCCTTCTGACATGACATATGAAGTACCGTCACCATATTTAGAAGCAGAATTATTTGCTATAAAATTTGTACAATCTTCTGACGTAATGACGTTAGTACATCCAAATCATGAGCCAGCAGAACTAAGAAGATATGGTGCTACTAATTGGCAATTTATTAACATAGATTTTACCGCAACAATATCTGCACCAACTATTGCGTCTGTAGTTGCATATGTACCCTCTTCCGCAAGCGTTAACGCTGATACAAATGAAGATCATACATATGTTGTTACAGCAGTAGCAAGCGATGGTATTAGAGAAAGTGAACAATCAAGTGAATCAACTGTATCTAACAATATTTTTGTTACTGGAGCTAAAAATACTATTACATGGAATCAAGTAACAGGTGCATTAAGATACAGAGTTTATAAAGAACAAGGTGGTTTATTTGGTTTTATTGGTGAAAAAGATCATGATTCGTCAAGTAATCCAAGTACTTACAACATTGTTGATAATAATATTGCACAAGATTTTTCAATAACACCACCAAGGTACGAAACTACATTTTCTGGTTCTAACAATTTTCCTTCTGCTGTTTCTTATTTTGAACAACGTAGAGTTTTTGCTGGTACTAATAATGAACCACAAACTATATTTATGACTAGATCTGGTACTGAAAGTGATATGTCATTTAAATTACCTATAAGAGATGATGACCGTATAAAATTTAAAGTTGCTGCTCGTGAAGCAAACAGAATAAAACATATTGTACCGTTAACGCAATTATTATTTATGACAGAAGCAGCGGAATGGAGAGTTACTTCTGTTAACAGTGATGCAATAACACCTACATCTATAGCGGTAAAGCCACAATCATATATCGGTGCTAATGATTCGCAACCTGTAGTTGTTAATAACAGCATGGTATATATAGCAAGTCGTGGTGGTCATGCTAGAGAATTAGGATATAACTGGCAATCTAATGGTTTTATTACTGGTGATTTATCTATAAGAGCATCACATTTGTTTGATAATTTAGACGTCACAGATATGACGTTAGCAAAAGCACCAATTCCAATTGTATGGATGATTAGTAGTAATGGAAAATTATTAGGTCTAACATATGTACCAGAACAACAAGTTGGAGCATGGCATCAACATGACACAGACGGTACATTTGAAAGCGTTACAACAGTAGCTGAAGGCAGTGTAGACGCAGCGTATTGTGTTGTAAAAAGAACTATTGGAGGTGCTACAAAAAGATATGTAGAACGTATGGGTACAAGAAATTATGCAACTCAACGTGATAGTTTTTTTGTAGATTCTGGTTTGACATATAACGGCACAAATTCAAACACAGCACGAACTGTCACTATAACTAGCAGCGGTAATTATACAAAAGGTAGTTCTGTTACTTTAGAATTTCCATCTTCTATACCTGTATTTAAATTTAGTGGTAATGGTCTTACTACAGATTTAAATGATGCAATAGTAATAGTTGATGGTACTGAAACTTATAGATGCGACATTACTGCAATTGCAGATAATCATACTGCAACTGTAAAACTAGATAGAGATTTGCCAAGCAGTTTACAAAATACAGCTATAACGTCTTATGAAATTGCAGAAAGAACATTATTAGGATTAGATCATTTAATAGGCAAAACAGTAAACATATTAGCTGACGGTGCTGTACATCCAACTAAAGTAGTAGATTCTAATGGCGGTATTGTATTAAATCGTGCATCTAGCGTTACACATATAGGTTTACCTTATGTATGTGATTTACAAACATTGCCATTGGCATTACAAACAGAAGCAGTTGGTCAAGGCCGTGTTAAAAATTTAAATCATGCATGGCTGCGTGTGTTTGAAAGTTCTGGTATATTTGCTGGCCCTAATGCAGATAAATTAACGGAAGCAAAACAACGTACTACAGAACCTTTTGGATCAGCACCAAATCTAAAAACAGAAGATATTAAAATTATGCTTACACCATCTTGGCAAGACTATGGTCAAATATTTATAAGACAAACTGACCCATTACCATTAACAGTTGTAGGTATAACACTAGAAGTATCTATAGGTGGATAGTGTGACCGTAAACAGATAAACTGTTTGTATAGTGTAAAAATAAGAAGGTGTTGTACTTATGGCAATAAACTGGAATAGTTGGGATACCGTAGGTGGAATAATGTCAATAGGCGGTACTGTAACAGGTCTTATTGGCAATATTGCAGCGTCAAACAGGCAAAAATACGAAGCAGAAAGTGCAGGGTTAACACTTGAACATCAAGAAGACATGGCAAAAATAAATGCCGAAATGTTGGAAATGGAAGCACAGCAAGTATTTAGAGCATATAACAGACAAATAATGACTAAAACAATGGCAGCAGGTTTAAAAGAAGGAAAGGCTAAAACAAGTTTTGCTGCAAGAGGTGTACAACTTGGATACGGTAGTGTTGCTAATGTGTTTGCATCGGATGCTGTGATGAGAGAACTAGATAAGATAACAATGAATAGTAATAGAGTAAGGGCTGCAAACCAGATGAGAACAAGAGGGGTGCAAGCTGATATTAGGTCAGATATGTTAGGTGTATCAGCAAGTAATATGTTTGCTACTGCATCAACTGTTAGTCCGTTTTTAAATATGACAAGCACGCTTATGTCGGGTGTTGGTGATTTTGCAGCAAACAAAGGTTACGGATTGTTCCCCGGTGTTGAAGATTAATTATGGCAACAGTACCTTTACAGCAAACACCTACAGAACAAATAGATACTGGTGGAACTCCATTATTTTCTGCAACTAATATACAGCCAGTACAAGATACAGGTGTTGCACAAGATATAGGACGTTTAAGTAATGCACAAAAACAATTTGCAAAAATAGCAGCAGATTTACAAGATCAGCATGATGACATTAAATCTAATGAAGCATATAGAGGATATCAAGAAGAAGCAGACGAGAGAGTAAACAAATATTTAAATTTGCAACGTGGTGATGCAATAGCAACAGTAGATTATGACAAAGAAACTAATAAAACTATTACTGAATATGATCAGCTAGTAAAAGATTTAAATGAAATATCTGGTAGATATCGAGAAACACTAGACAACAAAAGTCAAAAGCGAATATTTAACGACAAATATGCTGCGTCAAAACGTATATCAATTAATTCTGCTAGTAAACATTCACTTAAACAAAGCAGATTAAAATTAACTGAAGAAGCAGAATCAAACGTAAATATGGCTAAAAAAAGGGCAATAAATAATTTTGAAAGTTGGCAAGAAGAAAATGGAGATTATAAAATTAGTCTTATTGCAGGGCATTTAGAAATAAAACGACTTGCAGAATTAAATGGTCGTAATACTGACATAAACAAAGGGCCATTAAGTTCTAAATATTTAGAAGATGTACAAACATACAACGATGAAGTAATGAAAGGTGTTGTAGACAAACTAAATAAATTACCCGGTGGACATCAGTTGGCAATGCAATATGTAGATATGCATAAACCAGAAGAAATAAAAAATGTAGTTACTGAATTAGAAATATCAATTGCAGAAAAACATGACGATTACAATAAAGAACAATGTGTTAATGGTGTTTTAACTAATAACGGTAATCAAAACACTGGTAGTTTTTTAGATCAAACAGCAAAATTAATGTGTTTAAAAAGCAATCATTATGTAAATGATGGTAATGGTGGTTCTGTATATGATGGAAATCATAGTAACGAAATAAATATTGCAGGTCAAACGCAAGAAAATAATATTGATACGTTAGAAAAAATAAGAAACGAATCAAAATTTTATAAGCTTGATTCTAATGCAACATTAATAAATGAACATCAAACAACACATTTATTTGCCGTACAACATTTAGGAGTACAAAAAGCTGACTCTTTATACACTAAAGCTAAATCACTGTATCCTATTGACCAAAGAGCTTACAAAGAAAATCCTAAATATGCTAAAGAAATAAACAAAAAAATTATAGAAAATTTCAATAAATTAATTAATGAAGAAGCTAGTAAAAAATATAAAGGTGATTATGTAAGTGCAATAGCTAACGATTTAGAAATAATAGAAAAGGGCATAAATTACGATGGTGAGTTTACAAGCAAAGTAGACTTTATTACAGGATTACGTCCGTTAGAAATTTTAAAAGAAGAAATAAAAGAAACAATCACAGATCCTAAACAACAAAAATTTGCTTTAGAAGATTTAGAAATTAAATACAATAAAATAAAAAATCAACGTACACAAATTTATAACGAAGGATTAAACAATGCAAAAGAAATAGCATTTGCAGAAGAAGGTGGTTGGAAAAATTTAGAAGCTAACGGTATAAAAATAGAAAATTTTAGTGAAAGTGATCAAGAGTTATTAAAAAAAGGACAACCAACAGAATCAGATAAAAACGTTGTTATTGATTTAGAAAGAAATCCAATAGAAGTAGCAACTAATTTAGATTCATATAGCCATAAATTATCGCAATCAGATTATTTAGGGTTAAAACAATATGCAGCAGAATTAAAAGGTGAAAGTAAAGTGTTAGCTGCAACTGTCGATTCTGATATGTTTGACACTAGTTTAATTAGATTTGGTTATACAGATATTGTTGATAAAATAACAGATGATAAAAATGCAAAAGATCAATATAATTTTAAATTTGATTATAAACAAATTAAAGATGCTTGGAAAAATAGAATAGACGAAGTACAAACAAGCACAGGCAAAAAATTAAACAGAACAGAAAAACAAGAACTGCTTGATGAAATATTGGCAGACGGTGTAATAAGTAAACGAACAAGAAAAGGTATTTTTGGTGTAGCTGATATTGTTATACCTTCTGTTGCATTAGAAGAAGATCAATTTGAAGATGCATTTGTTCTTGTTGGTAAAGATAAAGTATTTGTAAAACGTATACCTGATGAAGTTAGAACATATTTTATAGCAGGGTATGAAGCTGCTGGCATTCCATATACAGAACAAATGATTGCAAACGAATATGTATTGCATGGTAAAAGTAAATCAAAAAAAGAACTTTTAAAATTTAAGGAGGAAAATAACTTATGAGCGACAATCCATTTTTAGATACACTTAACAAAAGACAAGAGTTAGCTCCTAGTCAAAATTATGATAAAAATTTTAATACTATTAATTCAGAAAATCCTTTTTTAGATACTTTAAAAAAAAGAGAAGAAGATAAACAAAATCAAATAAACGCAGATTTAAAACAAACATTAACTACTGTTATGGATAAAGATCCTGACATGGTAGGAGAAGGATTAAAACTTGCAGAAGAATTAAATTTACCAAAAAGATTTGCTTTAGATAGTGAAGAAGCAATTAAATTATTAAAAGAAAAAAACAGAAAAGAAAAATTAATAAATTATCAATTAGCAAAAAAAAGTCCAGTATTAATGCGTCAGCTTACTGATCCTACATTTGCTGCATTAGCTTATGACAATAT